GTGGAGCTGATCGTCACGGCCGAGGAGGTCGCCCGCCGCCTCGGCCTGCCCGTCCCGCTGGCCGATGAGGTTCGGCAGCGCGTCGAGACCGCGGTTGAGGACGCGCAGGAGACCCTCGTCGCGCACCTCGGCCGACCGCTGCTGCCCGTCCAGTACACCGAGAGCGGCATCCGGGCCAGTACCAGCGGATGGATCCTCAGCCACGCCCCCGTCATCACGGTCATCTCCGCCGTGCCCGACGCGACCTCGCTGCCCACCCCCTCGTTCGGAACGCCGACCTACACCGTCACCTACATCGCGGGGATCGACGCCAGCACCGACCCGGAGACCGCGCCGCTGCGCCTGTGGGTCCGGGCGACGGCCTGCCACCACCCCCTACTCGCCGACGCGCCGCTCCGGCAGCGCCGCATCGCCTCCGCCTCGGTGGAGGGCCAGTCGGTCACCTACGACACCGCGGCCGAGCCGCCGGTACTGCTCGCCCCACCCGACCTTGCGACTACGGACCGGTGGCGGCTGCGCGGACGCCGGGTCTACCAGGACCCGGTCCGGCCGAATCCGCCCGGCCTGACCGTCCCGGGCGGGCCGTGATGGGCGTGCTGCTGGCCGACCGCCAGCTCGGCGTGCGCACCCGGGGCGCTCCCGGCCTCGATGCCCACGGAGCGGAGGTGACCGGGCCGCCCGGCCCGCTGCGGGGCCCGTGGCCCGGCCGCGCCCTCCCCCAGCCGGACGGCACCTGGCACCTGGCGCTCGACCCGCAGGCCGGCACCCTGCTGGTCGGGGACCTGGTGGTGGAGCCGGCCACCGGCAAGGAGTGGACGGTCACCGCCGCCGACGACCTGGTGCACGCCGCCGACCCGGCCCTGGCCTACGTCCGGGTGACCGCCCGATCCCGCCAGGCTGGCGGAACCCGAGCAGAAGGACACCCCTGATGGCCCGCCTTGAGCTGCCCGCCGACATCGCCGAACGGCTCGCCCCGCTGCTGCGCCGCCACACCGAACGCCTCGCCGAGGAAGTCGCGGAGGAAGCCCGCAGGCGCGCGCCCGCGGCGAAGACCTGGCACACCCAGGAGGACGGCAACGCCCGGCCCAGCCACCAGGCCGCCGACGGGCAGACCGTGCCCGCCCCGCTGCCGTTCTCGGTCGGCAACACGACGCTCGACCGCCCCCGCGACCCGGACGGCCCGGTCGAGGAGACCGCCGGGTGCCGCTGCACCGTCACCGAGGACCCGGAAGCCGTCGCCGCCACCATCACGGCGGGCAAGGCCGCCACCTCCGGCACGCGCGTACGCGCCACCGTCACCTGCGACTACCCGCGGGCCGCCGAGGCCGAGTACGCACACGGCGACGGCAGCCACTTCATGGGCGCCGCCGCCTCCGAGGTCGCCAACCGGCACCGGTGAACCCGCCGCCCCCGCCACCGGGGCGGCCGGACCGCTCTACGGCGGGACGGTAGCCGCCACGCCTGCTTTCCTTCGCCCGGTCACCCCAACCGCTCGAAGGAGTCGACATGGCCGCCGCACCCGGCACCGTCCGCATCACCCTCGCCCACCACTTCGACCGGGACGGCGCGCAGCTGCTGCCCGGCGACGAGATTGACGTGCCGACCCACGAGGCCCGCAAGCTCATCACCGCCGGGTACGTCGCCGGGGTGGACCCCAACGACCCGGAGGCCGTGGCGAAGGCCCTCGCCACGGCCGCCGAGCGCAAGCCGTCGATGGCCAAGCCGCCGGCGAACAAGGCGGCGGGCCGGGCGAGTGAGTGACCTGGGCTCCCTGGACCCGGAGGAGCTGGCCGTCACCTGGCTCTCCGGCCACGCCGAGCTGACCGGGGCCCTCGGCGGCCCCGGCCGGGTCGGCGCCCGCAACACCCCGCCCTACCCGCGTATCCGCATCACCCAGGTACCGGGCGGCTCCGCCCCCGGGTGGCGCTGGACCGCCACCTTCCACCTCCAAGTCGAAGCGCTCGGGGACCTGGACCGCTCCACGCCCCGGCCGGAGCTGCGGAAGGCGTTCACGGTGGCCGTGAAGGCGCTGCACGAGCTGGCCGGGCAGCAGGCCGTGCCGGGGCGGCCGGTGGTGACCGCGGTGCGGGCGCTGTCGGCCGGCGGGTGGCTGCCGGAGCCGACCGGCCAGGGCCGGTACCTGGTTGTCGTGGCCGTCACCGCCCACCCCGCGCCCCGGTGACCGGGCGGGTTGTGCGAGTTCTGCGACAGCCCCACGCGCGCCGCCCGGGGCGACGCTACTGACCTGCCCGGCCTACGGTCCGGTCCGTCGTTGATGGCCCGCATCAAGGAGGACCGGCCGTGCCCGCAGAGAGCATGTTCGTCGCGCAGATGGCCCGTCTGTACCTGGCGGTGCCGGGTACGGTCGCGCCGGCGGACCCGTTGGTGGCCATGCCCACCGGGTGGAAGGAGGCCGGGCTGTTCAAGCCCGGCTCGCTGGAGTGGAACACCGACCCGAAGTTCGAGAAGCTCCGCTCGCACCAGCTGCGGTACGCGGCGCGCACCATCCAGACCGAGGACGCGGCGACGGTCAAGGTCGAGCTGCAGGAGTGGAACGCCAACAACATCTGCGCCGTGTACGGCGGCGGCGAGGTCACCACCGTCACCCAGGACGCCAAGACCTTCTACCGGTACACCCCGCCGAAGGTCGGCGGGCGCAAGCAGTTCGCCGCAGTGGTGGAGCTGATCGACGGCTCCAAGCACTACCGCCGGATCGTGCCGCTGTGTGAGCAGGTCGCGGCGGTGAACCAGAAGTTCCCGGACGACGCCGAGTCCACGCTGCCCCTGGAGCTCGCCATCATCGGCGGCGAGTCCACCGACCCGTGGTACGACCTGACCGACGACCCCGGCTTTGCCCCGGCAGCCTGAAAACCCCTCCCGGCCAGCGCAGTTGAGGCTGTGCCCATCGGTTTGCGGTCCGCATACTGTGGATCACGTCGGTCGGCCCTACCGCCCCCTCCCTCGGGGCCGACCACACCCGCGATGCCCCGTCCGATCCCCCCCGGACGGGGCATCGCTGCGTTCGCGTTGCGGCCAGTTCCTCCCAGTTCAAGCCACCTGACCTACCCATCAGGTAGGAAAAATCCTATGGGAATTGGAAGTTGAGTGAGTATGTAGATACGATGCGTGCATGGCGAAGCTATCGGTCTCCGTTCCGGATGCACTTCTTGGGCAGGCACAGACGCTCCACCCGGGGGACACCCCGAGTCAGCTCGTGCAACGGAGCCTGACCGTTCTCACCGCGAGCAGGGAGAACGAGCCTCACCGGCCGGACTGGGCCGAGGCCGGCCTTGCGGTTGTCGGTGAACGGCTCCGGGCTGCGGCCCGGGAAGACTACGAGGAAGGCTACCGAGTGGGCCTTGAGCTCGCTAAGCAGGCGCCTTGGGATTGGCTGGTCTGGCTCAACCGGCGTAAGTACCACCTGACCTACGTCTTGAATATCCAGTGGCGCATGAAGAACCACCCGGACCTCGACGCTGAGCGGGAGATGAACAGGGCATGCCGAGGTGCCAGCTGGCCTGTCGAGTGGTACCAGGCCCTCTGCGCGGCATTCCCCGGTGAGATGAACGACGGCGGCGAAGAAGAGTGCCCCGACCGAAGCGACCAGTTCCTTGCCGGTGCGAAGCAGGCTTTCCGGGACGTCTGGGGCTACGCGACCCAAGACATCCGGCAGTGATCTGAGCACCGCCAAGTCGATGTTGGAGCTTCGCAGATGAGACTCCGCCGTACCCCCGCAGTGCTTCCTAGGGCCAATCGCGGGGGACGGCGGTTCCAGCACCAACCTGATCGAGTCAGAAAGGTACCGATGAGCATTATCACGCGTGGCCCCGAAAAGGACCACGACCGGTCTGCCGAGCCGGTCGTCCGAGGCCGGATCGTCCGGGCAATCCAGCAGGTGAGTACGGCCGACGGGTTGTCGGCGGTCGTCCTCGGCGCCCTCGTGTGCGGGACCGTCGGCAGCTTCACGGCCAAGGAGGTCATGCTGTTGACGGCCGAGGTCTCCCTGTTCGTGATCGTCGGGGAGTGGTGGAGGGCCCGACGCGCCTGACCATCGCGTCAGGCGCCACCTAGACGAGTAGTTCCGAAGTGGGTTGGGTTTCCTGGTTCTGCTTCGGACGTGAAGGGAGGGTGTCCAGCATTCGGGTTGTGACGACCGAAGAGCTGGACACCCTCCTGACGGCACTCTACGTGCGGATCGATGATCATCTGCCCCGAACGCGATGGTTGGGTCGCCCGCCGCGGCTGACGGACTCCGAGCTTCTCTGCCTGGCTGTCGCCCAGGCCCTGCTGGGCTTTCACTCCGAGGCCCGCTGGATCCGCTTCGCCCGGGCCCATCTGCTCGGCATGTTCCCCCACCTGCCCGAACGCCCCGGCTACAACAAGCGCCTGCGCGCCGCGCGCCCGTTGCTCCAGCAGGCGATCCGCGACCTGGCCCAGGCGACCGACCTGTGGGCCGACCCGGTATGGATCACCGACTCCACACCCGTCGAGTGCGGCCGCTCCCGAGACACCGCACGCCGCTCGGCCCTCGCCGGATGGGCCGGCTACGGCTACAGCCGCTCGCACTCACGCTGGTTCTGGGGCCTGAAACTGCACCTGGTCTGCACCCCGGCCGGACTGCCCGTCACCTGGGCCCTGGCCAGCCCGAAAGTCGACGAGCGCGAGGTGCTGGCCGCGCTCGTCGAGACAGAACCCGACCTCGTACGCGAGCGCCCCGGCCTGCTGATCCTCGCCGACAAGGGCTACGTCTCCGCGGAACTCGACCGCTTCCTGGAACAGTTCGGGGCTCAGCTGCTGCGGCCGTCCTACCGTAACCGAACCCCACGCCACGGCGAGGAACTGCTGAAATCCGTCCGCCAGCTGATCGAGTCCGTCAACGACACCCTCAAAGGACAACTCGGACTCGAACAGCACGGCGGCCGCACCATCGAAGGCGTCGGTGCCCGCATCGGCCAGCGACTGCTGGCCATGACCTGCGCGATCTGGCACAACCGGGCCATCGGCCACCCCGTCACCCGATCACTCATCGCCTACGACCACTGACCCACTTCGGAACTACTCGTCTAGCCCGGAGGAGGGGCCACCGGCATGCCGGTGGCCTTTCCTGAGCTGGTGACGGTCTCCACCAGCACCGGGCTGCTCCCTGCACCCGGTGCTGGGCGCGACGCTAACCACCACTGCCTCCTACGGTCTGCGGCGTTCCGTTGCCGACAGACCGAGGAGCCGACATGGCCGGGATCGACCTGGACGCCGCGCGCCGCCGCCGGCTTGCGACCGCTGCCGAGAAGGCCCAGGCGGCGAAGGCCGAGTACACCGTCGGCGAGGAGCCGATCATCTTCGGCGGCGTCACCGTGGCTGTGCTCCCGGCCGAGCTGCCGCTCGCGGTGTGGGAGCCGCTGATCGGCATCCCGTACCTGCCGCTGCTGCTGCGCTCGCTGGTGGAGGCCGCGCAGTCGCAGGGCGAGCAGCAGACCCAGGCCGCGAGCCTGATCGTGGACGTGCTCGGCTCCGAGCCGACCCTGCCGTCCGACCTGCTCGCCGCGGCTGCGGAGATGGGCCGCCGCCTGCTCGGCGAGGACGGCTTCGCCCGGCTGATGGAGCAGCGCCCCAGCCACACGGACGTCTTCGAGCTGGTGCGCGCCCTGTCGGCGAAGTACTTCTCGGGCGGTGCCGGCCTGGGGGAACTCATGGGGCCGTCCGGCTCGCCTTCGAGCGGTGGGACGACCTCGAAGCCGACTTCCAGCGGTACTACCGGATCGACGCCCGCGGTGCCTGGCGGCGTCCCGGTGACGCTGGATTCCTCGGCACCCGCCGCCTCCTGACGCTGATGCGGGGGCTGCCCGCCGACGCGCTGCTGCGCCGCCCCGCCGCCGACGCCGGCACCGACCGGTGGGGGCTGACGCAGGAGCTGCTGGCGCAGCTGGTCGAGATGGTGTCGGTGTTCGCCGCCGACCGCCGTCTGCTCAAGCCGGTCGAGCTGCCCCGCCCCGCCCACCTGAAGGCCGCAGCCCGCGAGCGCGGCGGCGACGAGCAGGGCATGGCCCGCGCGGTCGGCGTGCTGCGCCGCAGCGGGAAGGCGGTCCGCCGTGGCTGACGAGATCGACTCCGGCCGCCTCGTTGTCGAGGTCGTCGCCGACTCGGGCGGCTTCGGGACGGACGCGAAGGCCCGCGTCGATGCGGCCACCCGCAACCTGCGGGCCCGCATCCGCTTGGAGCCGGACGCCTCCGGGCTGCGCGAGCGGGTCGAGGCCGCCGCGGGCTCCGTCCGGGCCCACATCAAGGTCGCGGTCGAGGCCGACACCTCCGGCCTGCGCCAGCGGGTCCAGACCGCCGTCAATGCGGTCAAGGCCCGGGTGCAGGTCGCCGCCGACTTCGACGCCGACGGCCTCAACGCCAAGATCCGGGAGGAGACCCGGGGCGTCGCGTACCTGCGGTTCCTGGCGCTGCTGGACGCCGACGGCGTCAAGGAGCGCGTCCGGGCGATCGCCGAGTCCGCCCGCGTCCGCCTCGGCGTCGACGTCGACGCGGCGAGTCTGCGCGCCCAGGTGCGGGACGCCCTTGTCGGCCTGCGGGTCAAGGTCAAGGTCGAGCTGGACACGGCCGCCGCGACCACTCGGCTGGCCGCGTTCCGTACGGCCGCGTCCCGGCCGGTGGACGTCCCCCTCAACGCCCGCGGCTCCGCTGCCGGGGCGGCGGGGGAGGCCGGCGGCGGGCTGCTGCAGGCGGCGGAGGGCCTGGGCTCCACGATCGCCGGGCTGGCCCGGCTGCCCGCGATGGCCTCCGGCGCCCTGGCGCTCGGACAGGCCCTCACCCAGGCCGCCGGCGGGCTGTTCGCTCTCGGGTCGGCGGCCGCGCCCGCGGTCGGGCTGATCGGCGCGCTGCCGGGCGCGATGAGCGCCGCCGCCCAGGGCGCGGGCACGATCCTGGCCGCGTTCTCCGGGATCGGTGCCGCGGTCAAGGCGCTCGGCCAGGCGGACACCGAATCTGCCGGTGCGTCGTCGGCTGCCGGGCAGGCCCGGCAGGCCGCCGCCGACCGGGTGGCCGATGCTCAGCGCCGCCTGGTCACCGCGCAGCGCGACAGCGACGAGCAGGCGCTGCGCGGGGCCGAGCAGGTCGCGCAGGCCCGCCGCCGCCTGGCCGACGTCGAGCAGCAGGCCGCCGCGTCGGTCGCCGCCGCCGACCGGCAGTTGGCGTCGGCCGAACTCGGGGTTGCCCGCGCGCACCAGGCCGCCGCGCAGGCGCAGGAAGCGCTCAATGGTGCCCGGCAGGACGCCCAGCGCACCCTGGAGGACCTGAACCGGGACGCGGCCCGGGGGCCGCTGGAGGAGCAGAAGGCGCTGCTGGCGCTGGAGCAGGCCCGCTCCCGGCTCAACCAGGTCAACGTCAGCCCGTTCGCTTCGGAGACGGACCGGCGGGAAGCGCAGATCTCTTACCAGGAGGCGGTTAACCAGCTCGAAGACGTCCGGGTTCGCAACGCCCGGCTCGCCCAGGACGTCCAGAAGGCCAACGAGCAGGGCGTCGAGGGCAGCGACCAGGTCGTCTCCGCGAAGGAGCAACTGGCCCGCGCGCAGGAGTCCGAGCAGGACGCGGTGCGTGGCGTCCAGGACGCCGAGGAGCAGGCCGCCCGCGCCCGGGTCCAGGCGGTGCGCGACGTCCAGGACGCGCACACCGAGCTGGACCGCACGGTCCGCGAATCCGGCCTCCAGCAGAAACGTTCCGCCGAGCAAGTAGCCGACGCGCAGCGGGACGTCGCCCGCGCGCTGCGGGACCAGAACCAGGCACTGGCCTCCACCAGCAGCGCCGCCAGCGCCGCCGAGAAGGCCCTCAACGCGCTCTCCCCGGCCGGGCAGCGCTTCGCCCGGTTCATCTCCGGCACGGTGCAGCCCGCGCTGCGCGGGCTGCGGGACACCGCGCAGGAGGCGCTGCTGCCCCCGCTGGAGAAGGGGATCAGTCGGGGCCTGTCCCTGCTGCCGATCTTCGACTCGGCGATCCGGCAGACCGGGCAGGTCCTCGGCGAGGCCGCGCTGCGGGGCGCCGAGATGGCGACCTCCGGTCCGTGGCGCGCGGACCTGGCGCAGATCGGCGACACCAACGCCCGGGTCGTCGGCTCGGTCGCCAACGCCGGGCTGAGCGCGGCCGACGCGCTGCGCAACATCACGGTGGCGGCCGGTCCGCTGCTGGAGCGGCTGGCCGGCGGCGCGGAGCGCGGCATGGCGCTGGCCGCCGCGTTCATCCAGGCGCGGCGCGACGGCGGGCAGCTCGGCGCGTTCTTCCAACGGGCGGGCGACACCGGCGCGCAGCTGTGGGGCATCCTGCGGGACATCGGCCTCGGCCTGTACAACGTCGGGCGGGCCGCCGCCCCGGCCGGGCAGCAGCTCCTCGACTCGCTGTCCGGCGCGGCCAGCGCCTTCCGGCAGCTGACCGGCGAGAGCGAGAACCAGTCCAAGCTCGCCGGGTACTTCGCCAACACCGTCCCGGTCCTCCAGGAGATCGGACGGCTCGCGGCCGCGGTCGGCCTCGCCTGGTTCAACTTCACCAACAACCCGGCACTCGCCCCGCTGCTCGCCCGGCTGCGGACCGACTTCCTGCCCGTCGTCGTCCAGCTCGCCGGGGCGCTCGGCAACGGCCAGCTGTGGGGGCAGCTCCTCGGGCTGCTGACCTCGATCGCCGGGATCGCCTCCCAGCTCGGCGGCCTGGGCAACACCCTGTCTGGGTTCCTGCTGGTCCTCCAGGCCGTCGCCTCGACCGTGCAGCTGCTGCTGTCGATCCCTGGCATGGGCGAGTTCGTCTCCGCGCTGCTGATGGTCGCTGGTGTGGCCGGCGGGATCATGGCCGTCTCGAACGCGGTCTCCGCGCTGCGCGTGGCCATGCTCGCCCTGTCGGCGAACCCGCTGATGTTGATCATCACGGCGATCGCCGCGCTGGTCGTCGCGTTCGTCACGGCGTACCAGAAGTCGGAGTGGTTCCGCTCCGTCGTCAACGCCGCGATCGGCGGGCTGGTCGAAGGAGCGAAGTTCGCCCTCAACGGCCTGGTCGACTTCATCAAGTGGCTGTGGCCGATCCTGACGACGGTCTTCGGCGCACCCATCAAGTTCTGGGTCAACATCGTCTACGACGGCGGCATCCGGCGCCTGTGGAACGCCCTCGCCGACAACTTCGGCCTGAGCAAGCTGCCGAGCTTCACCGTCAACTTCGCCCGCGGCGGCGTCGTCCCCGGCTACGCCCCGGGTCGCGACACCGTACCCGCGATGCTCTCCCCGGGGGAGGGCATCCTCATCCCGCAGGCCGTGCGGCAGCTCGGCGGCGAAGGCGGCATCAGCGCCCTGAACGATGCCGCCCGCGCCGGACGCCTGTCGCAGGCCGGCGCGCCCGTCGAGGGCTTCGGCCTCGGCGGCCTGGTCGACGCCGGGCTCGACAAGCTGCGCGGCTGGGCCACCAGCGCCCTCGGCAAGGCCCTCGCCCCCGTCCGGTCGATGTTCAACTGGATGCCCGACACCCGGTGGGCCGCCATGATGCGCGGCATGGTCAACCGGGCCGTCGACGGGGTGCTCGCGTTCGTCCGCGGCTACTCCACCGGCGGCGTCGTGCCCGGCTACGCGCCCGGCCAGGACAGCGCCCTGGCGCGCCTTTCGCCCGGCGAAGGCGTCCTGACTCCTCAGGCCGTGCGTGGCCTCGGCGGCAGCCCGGCCGTCACCGCCCTCAACGCCGCCCGCGGGCAACTCGCCGACGCCGACCAGGGCCAGCGCATCGGCACCGTCATCTCGCCCGGCGCGATCGTGCAGTACATCACCAACCCGCTGCCCGAGACGCCGGGGGAGACCGTCAACAACCGGCTGCGGGCCCTCGCCAGCTTCGGCCTGTTCGACAAGGAGAGCGCCTGATGGCCTTCGAACGCTGGCTGGTGGACGGCTACGACCTCACCGACGGCCTGGTCCGCGACGTCGAGTACCGGGCCGGGCTAACCGCGACCCCCGCGGTCGTCGGCGCGAACGCCACCGTGCCCAACCGGATCGGCGAGCTGTGGCGGCCCAAGCACCACGGCCCCGGGAAGTTCACCCTCGCCCTGTGGCTGGCGCCCGCCGGCGGCCGCTGGCAGGACGTCGACGCCGCGTGGGAGGACCTGCTGCGCGCCGTCGCCCGTCCGCACCGGCTGCTCACCTTCGAGCGGCACACCGCGGCTGGGCAGGTCCGCCGCTGCCAGGGCGAAGTGCTCTCCGCGCTCACCCCGACCCCGCTCGGCCAGAGCGGCATGCGCATCAGCCTGGAGGTCAACGTGCCCTCCGGCTACTGGGAGTCCGCCGATGTGGCGTTCGAGGCCACCGCCCCCGGCACGCCGCTCCCGCAGGACCTCGACCTGGAACCGTTCGCGGACGCCACCGCCCCGATGGAGCAGCTCGCCTACCGCATCACCGGGCCGATCACCGCCCCGACCGTCACCGACACCACCGACGGGACCGGCGACTCCTTCACCTACACCGGGCAGATCCCCGCCGGACAGGCCCTGACCGTGGACGCCGCCACCTGGCAGCTGACCGGCAGCGGCGGCCTCGTCCCCAACCCCGGCCGCCTGACCAACACCGGCCCCGCCTTCCTGCGCCTGGCCCCCGGCCTGCCCGGCACCGCCCCGAGCGTCCGCCTGACCGGCACCAACCCGGGCCCCACCACCCAGCTCGCCGTCACCGGCCGCCGCGCCTACCTGACCTGACCCGGGAGAAGACCACCGTGGCCGTCCACCTGCGAGCCCTGAGCCCGAGCGGCACCCTGCTCGGGCTCCTGCCGTACCCCGCCGACGTGAAGACCCAGGCCGAGCACAACGGCCCCGGCGCGCTGAGCTTCACCTACCCACGCAACGCCATCGGCGCGGCCCTGCTGTCCGGCGATGACCCCCGTATCTGCCTCGTCGTCGACGGCGTGGAGCAGCCCGAGCGGTACCTGCTGGAGGACGACGGCGACGACCCCGCCGACGACGCCGGCGCAGCCCGCCCGATCCAGGTCGGCTGCCGCGGGGCTCTCGCCCTGCTGGAGCGCGCGATCATCTACCCCGTCGGCCACAGCGCCGGCCAGCCCGTCACCGGCCTCGACGCGCACTTCCCGTTCGCCAACGCCACCCCCGGCGCGATCATCTCCACGCTGCTGCAGCGCGCCCAGGAACGCGGCGCCCTCCCCGAGATCGAGTGGGACTTCACCAGCAGCGTGGACAGCGCCGGGCAGCCCTGGCCCACCACCTACACCGTGCAGTACGACGCCGGCGGAGACCTGCTGAAGACCGTGCAGTCGATCACGGACGCCGGGTGGGCGGACGTGCGGATGGACGGCTACCGGCTGCGCGCCTACGTGCCCGACACCGCGTGCGCCGTCGACCACCCGGACGTGGTGCTGTACCTGGGCCGGGACGTCCTCAAGGGCCCCCGGCAGCGCTCCCGCCGCCAGGTGCGCTCCTACCTGCTGGCCGCGGGCGACGGCGGCAACCTCGCCGAGGTCGTCAACCCGACCGCGGCCGCCCGGTACGGCCGCCGGGAGGCCTTCGACGGGCGCGGCGGCATCACCGACGCCCAGACCCTCGCCGAACTGGCCCGGGTCACCCTCGGCGGCATGGCCGCCGCCGCCGAGGGCTTCACCGTCGAACTCGACCCCCGAGCCGGAGACGGCCAGGACCGCCTTCCCCCTGCCGGGCACTACCTGCGCTACGACCAGCGGCGGCTGAGCCCCACCGAGCTGGAGCCGCTGCGGGTGCGCACCATCGCCACCACGTACGACGCCTCCGGGCAGCCCGGCGTCAGCCTGGAGCTCAACGACCTGTTCGTGGAGCAGCGCATCCGGGTGCAGCGGCAACTCGACGCGCTCACCAACGGCTCCGCGACCGCCTCCCGCACGCCGCTGCCGCCGCTCGGCGACCGCAACGACACCGTCGCCCCCGACCGGCCCGCCGCGGTGCTGCTCGGCTCCTGGGCCTACCTGGACGCGGACGGCCAGCAGCACGCCGCGCTCGCCGTCTCCTGGCCCGAGGTGACCCACAACGCCGACGGCACCGCGTACGACGACGCCGGCGCGTACCTCGTCTCCTACCTGCTGCCCGGCCTGCCGCTGGGCGGTGAGGATCCGCAGTGGTCCCCGGAGCAGACCGTGCACGGCACGATCGCCCACTACGACCAGCTCCCGGCCGGGCAGCGCCTCCAGGCCCGGGTGCGCACCGTGGACGCCTCCGGCAACTCCTCCGACTGGCGGCTGTCCGAGGAGGCGGTCCTCGCCAGCGACACCACGCCGCCGCCTGTGCCGTCGGCCCCGGCCGTTGCCCGGCTGATCGGCGGCATCCGTGCCTCCTGGGACGGGCTCGGCGCGCAGGGCGAGCCGATGCCCGCCGACTTCGCCCACGTCGAAGTCCACATCTCCACCGCGGCCGGGTTCACCCCGAACCCGGAGACGGTCACCGACCGGCTGGCCGGCGCAGCAGCCGCGCCGATCACTGGCCTGGCCTACGGCACCACCTACTACATGAAGCTCGTCGCCGTCGACCGGGCGGGCAACGCCTCCGCGCCGTCCGCCGAGGCCTCCGCCGTCCCGGACATGGTGATCGGCTCCGACCTGGCGGACAAGATCCTCACCGCCGGGAAGTGGGCCGACGTCGAACGCGCCAGCCTGCAGACCTCGTTCTTCACCGGCTTCGCCACCGACGACGCCCGCTGGGCCAAGACCGCGGGCGACAGCGATGCCGCCTGGACGACCGCGGCGCGCCCCGACGCCCCCACTGGCGGCCGGGCCCTGGTCGCCACCCGCACCGTGCGCCTGGAGTGGGCGGAGAACCTGCTGCTCGACCCCGCCGTCCTGTACCGCATGTCCGTGCGGGTCCGGCAGACCGCAGGCACCCCCAGCACCCTCACGGTCGGCCTGGTCGGCGTCGCCGCCGACGGCACCACACGCATCGGCCAGCCCTTCCCCGTCAGCGCGAACGCCACCCAACTCGCCGTCGGCACGGGCTGGGTGACCCTCACCGGGTTCCTCAAGGGCTACGGCCCCACCACCGGGCCGTTCTGGACTGCCCAGCCCGATCCGCAGCGGCCCACCACCCTGCACCCGGACGTGCGGTACGTCCGCCCCCTGCTGCTGCTGAACACCGGCGGCGGCACGACGGCCGTCACCGAAGTCGACATGCTCACCCTGGAGTTGCTGGAGTTCCCGCCGAACATCATCGGCTCGGTGCAGATCGCCGACGCTACGATCGTCGGCGCGAAGATCGCCCTGGCGACCATCCAGGACGCCCACATCGGCACCGTCTCCGCCACCAAGCTCACCGTCGGCCAGCTCAACGCCGACGTCACCGTGGCCGCCCGCATCAAGACCGCCAACTCGGGAGCGCGGGTCGAGCTCAACTCCGGCGGCATCGAGGCATGGAACACCGCCGGGGTGAAGACCGTCGCCGTCTCCGCCGCGACCGGTGACGTCAAGCTCGTCGGTGGCCTCGCCAGTGGCACCAGCGGCCAGCGCATCGAGATCAACCCGGTCGCCGGCCTGCCGGAGATCCGCTTCTTCCCCAGCAGCGGCAACAACTACGCCTTCATCAACGCCGTCGGCGGGAGCAACGGCGCCGCCTACATCGGCCTCAACTCCGGCACCTTCACCGCCAACGGGCAGACCGCCGCGTACCGGCTCTACATGACCGACTCCGCGGCCGCACTGGAGACGATCCGCACCGACACCCAGGAGACCTGGGGCGGCACCGTCCGGATGACCGCGGCCGACGGTGCGGCGCTCGCCTACTTCACGCAGGGCACCCTCCACGGCTACGTCACCGCCCAGAACTGGGGTGCGAACCTTGGCCGCCGCAACGACGACGGCGGCACCAGCGAGCTGTGGCTCGACAACCCGGCCATCCAGTACAGGGGCACCTTCCCCAACTACTGGTACGCCGACCCCGACTACGGCTGGTTCACCGGCACCGTCCAGAAGAACAGCTGGGCATCCCTGGCCCTCGGCTACGGCCCGACGATGGTCTCCGACATGGTGCCGATCGTCACCTTCCGGGACAGCGGCGCGGTGCGCGCCTGGCAGGTCACCGCGTCCAGCACCACCGGCTTCACCACCGCCCTCGCCTCCACCAGCGCCGGAGGCTCCGTCGGCTTCTGGTGCTACCGCATCTGATCAGGAGCACCCATGCCCGAGCAGTACCGCATCATCGACGTCTCCCGGACCGTCGAGGGAGACATGGAGTGCTGGGTGGTCCGGCAGGAACGCCCGGACGGCCAGCACCACTTGACCATCTTCCCGACGTCCTCGCTGGAGTGGCGGGCCGCCGAGTACGACATCGACCACCACACTCCGGACGGCCTTGACCAGATCCTCGACATCCTGCTCCACGAGCCGTTCCTGCCCGACCCCCTGAGCGCCCCGGCCAGCACCGCGGCGAAGGGACTGGCCGCCCCGGCCCCGGCTCCCGTCACCTTGCACAACGCGCCCGACCGGGCGAGCGCCCGCGCCGCGCACCTGGAGCGCATCGCCCACACCAAGCAGACCCGCGTCACCGTCGCCGCCCTTCCCGCGCCGACCGGGAAGGCCGGAGCCGCCGCGGCACGCGCAGACACCGACCTCCTCGAGGTGATCCGGGCCAACCACGGCATCACCCCCGAAGGCGTCGCGGAGAAGACCGAGTTCGTGGAGCAGGCCCGCCGACGCTTCGCCGAGCAGCAGCAGACCGCGGCGTACCGCCCGGCCGCGAACCGTCACCCGCAGACGCTCGCCGAGCCGGTGTGGGACGCTGCGCTGCCCGAGCGGGACCAGGCCCGCGACAGCGACAGCGACCAGGAGCCGGCATGAGCGACGCCCCCACCCCCGAGCAGCTGGACCACCTCCTCGGAACCGCCGACCGCCGCCGCCTCACCCCCGCCGAAGCCGCGCTGCTGCGCGCCGGAGTGCAGCAGCTGCGGGCCGCTGCCCGGCCCGGCCAATGCCCCGACCCCGCCGCCGACCACCAGCAGACGAAGTGAACGGAACCGCCGCCATGACGCCGCCCGCCGAGCAGGTCACCGTCGACGCCCAGCAGTACATCGACCAGCTGCGCACGCAGCTGGTCGAAGCATGGGCCCAGTCGCAGGCCCACCTCGCCCTCGCCCGCACGGAGAACGCCGCCCGCGCCTCCCGCGAGACGGAGAAGGACAGCCAACTCGCCGCCCTCCAGCGGGCCCTGGCCGACAAGGACCGCGAGATCGCCGCGCTGAAGGCCACCGCCGCCTCGCTGCAGGGCGGCTCGACGCGACCGTAACCCCCTGCCGCACCTACCGTCCCCCGCTGTGGAACAGGCACCGGACGACCAGCAGCCCGCCGCTGGCCGCCGACACCGACGGAGGGCCAGATGGCGCGAGATCACGGGATGGAAGTCGATCCGGGACCTGGCCCTGTTCCTGCTCGGGGCGGTGCTGATCGTCCGGGAGGCGTGGACGCCGCCCGCCGACCCGAGCGTGATCATCACCGGGCTGACCCTCGCGGGACTGCCCGCCGCGCTGTCAAGGGACGAACGGCCGCCCCGCGAGTAGCCCCGCGGGCCCGGCTGCTGTCCCGCTACCCCGTCACCGCCGGCTACCTGGCCGCCGCCGGCATCGCGCTGGCCGCCACCTGGCCGCTCTGACCTCCCCAGCCCGTCCAACACCAGCACCGGGAGACCGACCGTGGAAATCCTCAACGACACCGAGGCGTGGGGCCTGCTGCTCGGCGCCCTCACACCCTGGGCGACCGCCCTGATCCAGCAGCCGGCCTGGAGCAAGCCGCTGCGCGCCGTCGTGGGCACCCTGCTGTCCGCGATCGTCGGCACCGTCACCGTCCTCGCCCGCGGCGACATCGCCCACGCGCAGACCGCGCTCACCACCATCGCCCTGACCGTCGTCGCCTCGAAGACGTTCTACGACGGGCTGTGGCAGCACACCGGGGCGGCCGCGCTGGAGCAGGCGACGTCCGTCGAGCGGCGCCCGATCCGGTAACCGGCCCTGTGTCGGAGGCCGGCTCTACCCTAGAGTGATGATGTGGCCGCCGGGCCAACCGGCCGCGTGCTCCGGCAACCAACCCTTCGGGGCTGTCTCCTATCAAGGGGAGCACGCGGAATCGGGCGGGCTTCGCAACCCGCTGGCCCGGCGGCCACACTTCCAATCTCCATGAACCGCAACCGAGTTGGCCACGCGGTGGGTGTTCCCACGTCGGCCCGGCAAGCGGGAGGGTAGAGGCAGGCAGCCACACCGGGGCCTGCGAACCCCGGTGCCGCCCTTGGAGACAGGAAGGCACTTACGGTGACAACTCCCGTGCAAGAAAAGCAAGTTGAGACAGAACCGCTCACTCCTCTGACGGACAACCGCGAGGAGATGGCGATCCGGACCGCCGACCAGGTCCTGGAGATCACCAGTGACCAGCGGTTCTGGACGAAGGCGCAGCGGGCAGCCCTGGGCGCTATCGGCCTCTCCGGTGCCCCCACACACGACCTCGTCAACTTCTTCCACATCTGCAAGTCCACCGGGCTGGACCCCTTCCGCCGCGAGATCTACTACATCCAGCGCAAGCGCAAGGTGTTCGGGCAGGACGAGCTGTACTACACCGCCCAGACCGGCATCGACGGGTTCCGCCACACCGGGCAGCGCACCGGCCGGTTCATCCGCCGTGTCGGCCCGTTCTGGACCGGGCCCGAGGACGATCCGGCGTGGTGGACGCTCGGCGAGGACGGCATCAACCGCCGCCGCTGGGTGGACGTCTGGCTCCACACCGAACCCCCCGCCGCCGCGATGTGCCGCATCGAGCACCGAAGCATCGCCGGTGACGTGACGGTCACCCAGGCCGTCGCCGTCTTCACCGAGTTCGCCGTCGGCAAGGACGAGTGGAAGCGGGACCCCACCACCGGCGAAGGGTTCAAGACCGGGCAGCGCGTCCTCACCGGTCAGTGGCCGGTCATGCCCGCCCACATGATCGGCAAGGTCGCCGAGGCCCTGGCATGGCGCAGCGCCTTCCCCCGGGAACTCGTCGGGATCTACGAGCACGCCGAGATGGAGCAGGCCGACTCTGTGCAGCGCGAGACGGACCGGGAGGACGCGGCAGCCCGCCGCCGGGACGCCCGCCACGTGCAGGGCGGCACGGTCATCCCCGGCACCGTCGTCAGCGCCACCGCAAGCCCGGTCGCCGACGGCGAGGACGACGAACCCGGGACCGGCAGCGACCCGAAGCCGCCCCTGCCGCGCACAGCGGACAACCTGCGCCGGGAACTGCGTGCCTACGCCTCCGCGATGGGCAGCACCGTCACGAAGATGACCGCACGGTGGCGGCAGGCGACGGGAGCCGGGGTCAACGCGGCGACGGCCGACCAGCTCGAAGAACTGCTCACCGAGTGGCGGGCCTACGTCATAGCCGAGCTGAGGGATCGCCACCCGCAGGCGGCCGAGCACGTCGAGGCCGGCGGCCTGCTGATCGGCCTCGACCCCGACCCGAAGGTCTGGAGCAAAGCGGCCACCCCGCAGGACTGACCGCCCCCTCCTCCCGCCACCCCTCCCGCAGGGCCCGCGCCGCCCGCGCGGCCCTGCGGCCTGCCCAGACACGGACCTTCCCGATGCAGCAATCCCTCATCGAGCGCGCCCGCGTGCTCGCCTCCGCCCAGGTCTTCGGCCCCGGCCTCGCGCCGTGCCGCTGCGGCGCACCCCGCCACGTTCACCAAGGCAGGAAAAGCCTCGGCAGCCACCCGGCGACCAACTGCGCCCGCTACCGGCGCGACCCCGCCGACGTCCTGCTCGAACGCGCCCAGGCGGCAGCCAACAACCGACTCGGCCAGGACCTCGCGCAGTCCGACCGGCCCCGGCGGCGAAGGCGGCCCCGCCGCCCCAAGAAGCCCGGCGAGTGGTCGATCGGCGCGTCCGACACCGGATCCTGCCGCCGAGCGATCTGGTACCGGGAGAACCCGCCCCCCGGGTACGTCCCGGCCCCCGTCGACCGGCGCGCCGCCCTCGCCGGAACCCTCATCCACGACTCCATCTCGCGCCGCCGGCGCGCCCTGTACCCGTGGCGGCTGCAGGAGCAGCCCGTCACCCTCCCGGGCCTCGACCGGCCGAGCCGGTACGACGAGTACGACCCGGTGACTGGCGTGCTGTACGACTACAAGACCGCGGGTGACTGGAAGTGGGCGATGGTGGGGGAGAGCGGCCCGCCGGAGACCGAGTGGGAGCAGGGCCAGCTGTACGCGCTCGCGCTCCACCTCGCGGGCCAGCTCGTGGTGGAAGTGCGGATCGTCTACTACGAGCGCAAGAGCGGCGCGGACGAGGAGTTCTCCCGCCCCTTCGACGAGCAGGCCGCCCGGCGGGCCCTCGGCCGCCTGACCGCGATCGCCACCGCCCTCGACCTCGGCACGGCTCTGCCCCGGGACCGGTCCGGGCCGAGCACCGACGTGATCTGCCGCCGCTACTGCCCGGCCCGCATCGACTGCTGGAGCATCAACCAGGCCGAGGCCGCCGGGCGCTCCCCGGAGTCGTACACCCTCGTCACCGACGCCGACGACATCGAGTGGGCTCTCGGCGAGTACGACCGCACCCGCGCGGAGAAGTCCAAGGCCGAGAAGGCGCAGAACGTCGCCAAGGCCCTGCTGGACGGGATACCGCCTGCCACCTACGGCGAGTTCGAGTACGTGCACACCGGCGGCAGGCTCAAGGACCCCGAGCCCGACCCAGCCGCGCGCCTGCGGCAGCTCGAAGGGCTCTGGGACCTCCCGGAGGCCGAGCGGCCCGCGCTGGCTGAGCTGGACTACCCGACGAAGCGGACCCGCACCACCAGCCGGATGGAAGTCCGCCGTGTCCGGGCGGCCGTCCGGGCGCGCCGAGCGACGCCCGGTCGCGGCTAAGGCCGCCAACTCCGGTGCGCGTTGTTTCCGCCGGTCCCGTGCCCCTTCCGGGGCCACGGGGCCGGTCCCCGCCCAGCCGACCAGCAGGGCACTGTCGCCTTGCACCCCTAACGTCCCTACGTCGAAAGCCAGTTGAGAGGAACGACTGTGAGCAGCCCGAACGTACCCGGCCCCGAACCGCAGCCCTCGCCCTGGTTCGCCACGAACCGAGCCGTGACCCGGACGGTGCCGGCCACCCCGGCCGAGGCCCCGACCCCCATCTACACGCGGATGGTCACCGAGTTCGGCGACCCGTTCAGCGCCCTCGGGCCGACCCGCGCCCGCTGGGCCCCGCGCACCGGCGAGCCTCCCGCCGCGACCTGAACCCCCACGGCAGCGAGGGAAGTTGTCGACGCGACCTAACCCGGTGAACCCGCCTAGGTTCCCCGCTCATGGCCGCCCCCCGATACATCGAGTACCAGCCGCTGGACCAGATCCGGCCCGCCGCCCGCAACCCGAAAGGGCACGACGACGGCGGGCTGGACCGCTCCGTCGACAAGTTCGACTTCACCGAGCCCGGCCTGCTGGACGAACGCACCGGCCGCCTGGTGGCCGGCCACGGCCGCTACGAGACCCTGGAGCGCCGCCGCGCAGCAGGCAAGGCCGCCCCGGACGGCGTGGTCGTCACCGAGGACGGGACGTGGACCGTCCCGGTGGTGCGGGGGTGGGCGTCCCGGGACGACGCCCACGCGGAGGCGTACCTCGTCGCCTCCAACCAGCTGACCACCGCGGGCGGCTGGGACGGCGAAGGGCTCGCGGCGCTGCTGTCCGAGCTGGAGCAGGCCGACCCGGCACTGGCCGCCGCCACCGGCTTCGACCAGCAGCAGCTCGACGCGCTGCTCGCCGACCTCGCCCCCGCCACCGGCAGCAGCGGCCCCGACCAACCGCAGGACCAGGACGCGGGCCCGACCAACCGCGGCGACCTGCTGGCACTGGCGGGCGTCACCGTCGGAGAACCCGAGCACCAGGTCGAGACCGGCCAGGTCTGGGAACTCGGCGAGCACCGCCTCGTCATCGGCGAGGTCTTCGACGGCTGGCCGCTGTGGGCGCCGCTGCTCACCGACGGCAGCCTCTTCCTGCCCTACCCGACGCCCCTCGCGCCGTTCGCCGACCGGGCCCTCAGGCACCGCCTGGTGATGGTGCAGCCCGAGCGGTACCTCGCCGGGCACCTCCTGGACAAGTGGGCCCGGATCAGCGGCCAGACCCCCGTCCTCGCGGACAGCCGGTGACGGCCGTCGTGCCGACCGCGGGCGGCACCTTCAACCCGGACGAGCACCCGATCTACTTCACCGCGGGCGGCGGCGAGTTCAACGCCGGACCGTACGTGCTGATGGCCGCGAACGAGCTGATGGCCGGCAGCGAGGAGCAGCGGCTGCGGGACCTGCTCGACGCCGGCTGCCGGGTCCTGCTCGACTCCGGGATCTTCTGGCTCACCAACCGGCACTGCCGCGCCCACGGCATCACGATGGACGAGGCCCTGGGCCTGGCCCCCGAGGAAGTCGACGGCTTCGCCGAACTCCGGGAGCGCTACATCTACCTCGCCCGCACCTACGGCGACTGGCTGTGGGGCTACATCGAACTCGACCAGGGCGGCCGGAACCACAAGCGCACCCAGCGCGCGGCGCTGCACAACCTCGGCCTGTCCCCGATCCCCGTCTACCACCCGCTGGTGGACGGCTGGGACTACTTCGACGAGCTCGCGGCCACCTACGACCGGATCTGCGTCGGCAACATCGTCCAGGCATCCGCCCCGGTGCGGCTGCGCCTCCTCCACACGATCTGGGAGCGGCGCCGAAGTTATCCACACCTGTGGATACACGCGCTCGGCCTCACCGCGAACGAGTGGTGCCTGCCGCTCGCCCCGGACTCCTGCGACTCCTCCTCCTGGCTGGCCCCGCTGCGCTGGAACCACCAGCGCGTCGAGACCGCGATGCTGCGCCGCGTCGGCGACCTGCCCGCGGGCTTCCGCTACACCCGCGACGACAGCGCCTCCTACCAGGCCGCCGCCCGGCTGTGCGCCGACGCCGCCACCGCCCTGGGCCGGTGCTGGCAGCACGCTGCCCACCGCGCCGAAGAACTGGCCGGCGGCCCGGCCGGGGCCCGCACCGAGGCGGAAGGGGCACTGCGGTGAGCCCCGCCCAGCGCGGCACCGTGCTGAAGAAGACCGGCGGCGGCGCGTTCGACCCGGCCGACCGGCACCTGTACTTCGCCGCGGGCGACTCCGAGCACTACCCGCACCACGTGCTGCTGGCCACCAACGACCTGCTGACCGCCGGCCACGAGCGCAAGCTCACCGCGCTGCTGGACGCCGGACACCGGGTCCTGCTCGACTCCGGGATCTTCTGGCTGACCAACCAGTACAAGCGCGACCACCCCGGCATCTCCATGGACGAGGCCCTGCGCCTGCCGCCGGAGAAGATCGACGGCTTCGACGCCCTGTACGCCCGGTACGTCGAGCTGGTGCAGCGCCACGGCGACCGGCTGTGGGGCTACATCGAACTGGACCAGGGCGGCCGGGACAACAAGATCCGCACCCGTGCCCGGCTGGAGGGCGAAGGGCTCGCGCCGATCCCGGTCTACCACCCGCTGGTGGACGGCTGGGAGTACTTCGATGAGCTCGCGCAGCAGTACGACCGCATCTGCTTCGGCAACGTCGTCCAGGCCCCGGCCCCCGTCCGGCTGCGCCTGCTGCACACCCTGTGGGAGCGCCACCGCCGCTACCCCGACCTGTGGGTGCACGTGCTCGGGCTGACCGTCAACGAGTGGTGCCTGGCCGTCCCCCCGGACTCCTGCGACTCCTCGACCTGGCTCGGGCCGCTGCGCTGGCCGGACGTGCGAATCGACTCCGCGCTGCTGCGCAAGGTCGGCGTCGTCGACCGCGGCTTCGCCTACGACCTCGACCAGCCCGCCCACCCGGAACGCGGCCGCACCGCCTGCTGCCTGATGTGCGCGCAGACCGTCGAGGCCACCACCACCGTGTGGCGGCTCGCCCGCACCACCCGCGACGGCCTGCTCCAGCAGCCCGCCTACCCCCCTGTCACCGAAACGGAGAACCCGCTCCCGTGAAGTCCACCACCGAGGTCTGGGCGGAAGTCCGCCTGCCCGGATTCCACCACTGGCCGGCAGCCCCCGACCACCGCTCCTACCTGCGGGCCCGGCACCGCCACCTGTTCCACATCAGGGCGAGCGTCGACGTCGTCCACGACGACCGCGACACCGAGTTCCACGACCTGGCCGACGAGATCCGCAGCTGGTGGGGGACCGGCGACCGCGAATGCGGACCGGCGTCCTGCGAGACCCTGGCGTGGACCCTCGCGGACTACCTGCTGGCGAAGGGCCTGCGGGTCAACAAGGTCGGCGTCTCCGAGGACGGCGAAGCCGGGGCGATCGTCACCCTGCTGCAGGAGGGCGAGCGGCCGTGACCCACACCGTGACCGTCCGGCACAACTTCGAGACCGCCCACCGCCTGCCACACCTGTCCGGGAAGTGCGAGAACCTGCACGGCCACTCCTGGTGGGCCGAGATCACCGTCACCGCACCGGTGCTCGCCGCGGGCACCGTCGTGGAGTTCGGCGCGTTCAAGCGGGCCCTGCGCGAGTGGATCGACACCTTCCTCGACCACGGCGCGATGCTCGGCGCCAACGACCCGCTCGCCCCGGTCCTCGCCGGGCAGGGCAGCAAGCTGTTCCGGTTCGGCGCCGACGACCCCACCGAGCAGGAGCAGCACGCCGCGGGCCTTCAGTGGCCGAGCGTGGAGGCCGTCGCCGAACTGCTCTCCCGCGTCGCCGCCGAGGCCCTGCGCACCCTGCCGCGCGCCGCGGGCGCGTACGTCTCCCACGTCCGCGTCGCCGAGACGGCCGTCAACGCCGCCGCCTGGGTGGTGACCGCGTGAGCGCCCTCGTCGCCCCGGCCAGCCTGCCCGTCGCCGAGGTCTTCGGCCCCACCATCCAGGGCGAAGGCCCCAGCGTCGGCCAGAACGCCCTGTTCATCCGCCTCGGCGCCTGCAACCTCGCCTGCACCTGGTGCGACACCCCGTACACCTGGGACGGCAAGCGGTTCGACCTGCGCGAGGAGATCCGCCGCGTGCCGGTGGTCGACCTCGCGGAGACCACCGCCGAGCACCCGCACGCCCTGGTCGTCATCACCGGCGGCGAGCCGCTGCTGCACCAGAGCACCGACGCCTGGCGCTCGCTGATGGCCGTCCTGCGGCACACCACCCGCCGCGTCGAGATCGAGACCAACGGCACCCTCGCGCCGCAGCCCGTCACCCTCGGCGTGCCGCGCCTGGTCTTCAACGTCAGCCCGAAGCTGGCCAACTCCGGCATGCCGCAGGACCGGCGGATCAAGCCCGAGGCCCTGGAGGCGTTCACCGCCCTCGCCAGCACGGGCCGCGCCCGGTTCAAGTTCGTCGCCGCGAGCAGCGACGACCTCGAGGAAATCGCCGCCCTGACCGACCGCTTCCGCATCCCGCCGCACGCGACCTGGGTGATGCCCGAAGGCGTCACCCCCGAGCAGACCATCGCCGTCGGCCGCGCGCTGGCCGAGGACGTCATCGGGCGGCACTGGAACCTGACCCTGCGGCAGCACGTCCTGCTGTGGCCTGGAGAACGCGAACGATGACCAGCACCGACAACACCATCGACCTCGCCCGCGCGGCCGAGCACGCCGCCGGCCTGTTCGCCGCGCTCGGCATCCCCTGCGACACCGAGTCCACCGCCGCCACCCCGGCCCGGGTGGCGAAGGCGCTCGCCGAACTGACCGCGGGCCAGCACCTCGACCCGACCCGGCACCTGGCCGTCACCTTCCCCCCGGAGGGGCAGCGGGCTGGCCTGATCGCCGCGGTGGACGTGCCGTTCACCGCGCTCTGCGAGCACCACGGGCTGCCGTTCACCGGCCGGGCCGCTGTCGCCTACCTGCCGGTGCCCGGCGCCCGGATCGTCGGCCTGTCGAAGCTGGCCCGGCTCCTGCAGGAGTTCGCCGCCCGCCCGCAGGTGCAGGAACGCCTCGGCGAGCAGGTCGTGGAAGCGCTCGGGGCCCACCTCGACGTCCAGGGCGCGGCCTGCCTGATCCGCTCCGTCCACGCCTGCATGACCCTGCGCGGGGCACGCGCCCACGGTGCCGCGATGGTCACCACCCACCTGACCGGTGCCCTCCACGCCGACCCGGCACACCGCGCGGAAGTCCTCGCCCTCATGCCCCCATCTCCCTGACGCAGCAGGGGAGTTGTTCCCAAGCTGGCCTGTCCGGCGGGAGGATAGGAGCGCCAGGCCGGGGCCGCGAACCCCGGCCCCTGACGAAGGAGACATCAATGCTCACCAGGGTTCCCCGAGACCTGCCCGCCGACGCGATCACGATCGGCGACCTCAAGGCGCAGCTGCACATGGCACCGGACGACATGCTGGTCGTCGCCCAGCGCCCCGACGCCGAAGAGGGCACGTTCGCCCTCGGCTGGGCCGTGAAGGCCCACGTGCTCAGCGAGTCCGGCCACCGTGTGCCGGTCATCGGCCTGCCGCAGGTCGACCCGGACGACCCCCAGGTCATGACGGTCTCGCTGATGACTCGGGTGATCGCGGACCTGCCCGACCACGCGCTGCCCGTCACGATCTGGGAGAGCGGCGACGGTCCTCTCCAGGCCGCCATCGCGGAGCCGAAGTTCGGCAACCTGGTCAACGAGGACTCCGGCGTCAGCGTGAAGGTGGTCGTGCTCCCCGGCGTGCCCGGCGGCATGACCGGCGACGCCTACGACGACCTGGTCTACAGCCTCGGCTGGGAGTAGCCCCACCCAGCACCAACGCCCCGGGGCGGGGGCACCGTCAGAATCTGACGGTGCCCCCGCCCCGGGGCGTTGGACCACCTAGGAACCGTTCCTAGGTGGTCCGGGGCGCAGCTGCCACCGCCTCACGTAATGGGGTGGCGACCCACCTACTCACGTGAGTACCTGGACCTACCGGTCATCGGCGGCGGATCAGCGCCCACCCGGCCGGGCTGGTGAAACCGACGAGGCCGGCCGCGAGCCACCCGGCCTGCGGGTGCAGCGCCCATGCGGTCAGGGCCCCGTGGGCGACGGCCGCGAGGTCCTGCCAGGTAACCGGGCGGTCGCCGAAGGACGGACTCGGCGTGGGGCCCGGAGGCTGTGTCATCATGGGTTCGTTCCTCTTCTCTTCGTTGCACTGAGGGAATTGCGGAACACGCGGGTCGCCCTCTGCAAAGGGCGACCCGCTCCGCACATGATGGTAGGTCTTGGCTGTTGCCCTCGCCAAATTATGAGCGTCGCACACGAATCGTTCCAGCTGGCAGGGCTGCGCTTCTCTAGACTTGGTTTATCGAAAGCTCTGCTCGTCAGGTCTGGGCGGTGCCGTTGGGGTGGGGTTGCCGCGCTATCGAGCTGCTGTCCCTGGTGCTGACTCCCGGAGCTACCGCTACTCGTGGTCGGCGGTCGGGTGGTCCGGTGATCTAACGGAACCTGGCCGGTCAAAGCCATTGTGATTAGATGAATTGGAGCGAATCGGCCTCATGGGATTCGCTGAGCCAAAAGAGTGAAGGCGCAAACCTCAAATGTGGTTTGCTTCTTCCTTGAAAAACTTGAGTGTATTAGACATGTGAATTGATCCGATTCGGCGGGACGACCTGCGGGGTGATCCGGACTCGCGCCCCTGATTTGGCTCCGGCGGATGCATTCATATGGGCCAAAAGAGTGAATTGGTGCAGCATCAATGTGGTGTGCTTCTTTCTGTCGAAGCCTGGCTCATGGGTGCATTCCTGCGCGCCCCTCGAAGCGCCGTTGACCTGGGGTCTCACGTACCGTCGCCCGGTGAGCAGCCGTCGCGGTCGTCGTCCCGCCCTCGACCCGGAGGTGGAGAAGCGCCTCCTGGACGCGGTGCGCGCCGGGGTGCCCGTGAGCGATGCGGCACCGATGGCCGGCGTCCACCCGAGCACCGTGTACCGGTGGCTGGAGCGCGCGGAGGAGGAGTTGCGGCGGCGCGAGGCGGGGCACCGGGCGCGCGCGGTGGAGCAGCCGTTCTGCGAGTTCCGCGACAGGTTCACGCGGGCGCGTAGCGAGGGCAAGGCGCAGTTGGTGCTGCTGGTGCGGAAGGCGGCGACCGGCGGGCAGGTGGTGCGGGAGCGGGTGCGGACGGTGCGGGACCCGGAGACGGGCGAGCGAGTGGTGCAGACGGAGCGGGATTTCGCGCAGCCGGACTGGCGGGCGGCGCAGTTCCTGCTGGCGTGCCTCGCGCCGGAGACGTTCGGCCGGGCGGCGCAGGCCCGGATCGAGCTGGCGCCGGCGGGCGGCGGGGAGCTGCCGGTCGAGGCCTCCGGCCGCGGGGATGCGGTCGACCGGCTCGCCGCGCGGCTGTCGAAGATCCGCGAGGACTTCGCGGCGGAGTTGGCCGAAGAAGCCGAGGTGGTCGATGCCGAGCTGGTGGACGGCCTGGACGTCTGATTCGCCAACTTCCCTGCTCTATAAGGCTGTTGTCCTCCTTTTCGCTCTTGGCGAGTGTGGGCGCAGCCGGGCCGGAGGGGGCCCGCAGGGCTAAGGGAGCAACTCGCATGGCGAGCAAAGACGTTGAACTCGGCCGGGCGGCCGCACTCGTCGCCGAACAGGTTGTCGCTCAACTTGCTACAGCTGACAGGGAGTTGAAGTCAATCGGCCTCGGAGCGCTGCCGGACCACGCGATCAACGGCGGCGTCCTGGTCAGCGCCGTCCCGCACGAGGTGTTGAGCGCGCGGGAGGTTCGGGCCTCCAATACCCTCGCGGCGCTGTGGCGGCTGTGGGCGAGGGCGAAGAACGTGGTAGCGATGCACCCCGACATGGCTGCAGAGCTGGCGACGTACAAGCTCGGCACCCTGCCCGGCCAGCTGTTCCGCAACCTGGGCCGGTTCCCGAACCCCATCGTGGTGTTCGCCGAGCCGCCGGTGGTGGAGCTGTCCCTGGGCGACGGCGGGCCGGGCAAGCTGCTGGCCATCCTGTTCTGCGGGCGGACCGGGCCCGACAGGCTGCTGTGCTACACCGGCGACCCGCGGATGGACGAGGTCGGGGTGACGGTGATCTCCGAGCCCCTGGCGGACGATGGCGGGCCGTTGCCTCTGCCGCCGGGTAGCCCGATGCCGGAGCTGGAGTTCCTGCACCTGTCGATCCCCGTCGACAGCGATGTGCGCTTCACTGCCGAAGACGTGGCGAAGCGCATCGCCCGCAAGGCCGGCTTCGAGGAGCCGACGGCGGCGCAGCGGGAGGTGGTGCTGAGGGCGCTCCAGGTCGCCGTCTACCTGTGCTCGTCGAAGGCCGACATCCAGGTGCCCGCCTCGAAGGAAGACGCCAACGCGCCCGTCCGGCGCGGCAAGAGCGCCAAACCCGGAAAGCAGCGGCGCTGGAGCAAGCCGGAGAACTTCCTGCGGATGGGCTGGCGGCTCGGACCGCGTCTGAAGGCGGTCCGGGCGCAGGCTCAGGAAGGCGCGGCCATGGCTGCGGCGGCCCGGCGCGAAGGGCGGGGCGCGGAAGGAAGAGGCGGGTGGCGGCAGTACACCCACCAGCGCGGCGGCCACATGAAGGTGGTCTGGTACGGGCCCGGGAAAACCCTCTCCGACTCCAAGCTCATCGAGCCCTACTGGGTGTCGGAAGACCTTCTGGACACCGACGGGCAGGCACCGGAAGGCATCATCCGCCCTGCCAGGTAAGGGTGTTGTCCGACTTCGGCGCGGGTGGGGAGGCTGGAGGGGTCCGCCCGCGCCGGGCCGCCGCACCCCGTCTTCCCGGGTCGGCTCCGGGGGAGCGGGGCAGCGCCCGTCCTGTGCCGGGCCGCCCGCTCCGCGCCGTCCGGGAACAAGGGTGACGGGCCGTCTGCACCCCTCCCGGTGGCCGGCGCGGGCGGACGCCCTGTTGCCGAGCCCCGCTGCGAACGGGGCCCCCTGGAGGACGCGATGACTACCCGACCCGATCTGAGTCAGCTTCCGTACGGCCTGACCACCCGCCCCGTCGACCCGCGGCGCGGCTTGCCGATCCCCGCCGTCAACGTCTATCCGGACGGCGAGGTGGACTTCATTAGCATCAACGGCGCGAAGGCGATGGAGCTCGCGGTCCGCGGCCGGTGCGGGCTGTGTGCGCTGCCGTTGATCGGCCCGGTGGCGTTCCTCGGCGGCCCGAAGGCGGCGGAGGCCGGTTTCTACTCCGACCCGCCGATGCACGAGGAGTGCGCCGAGGCGGCCCTGACGCTGTGCCCGCACATTGCCCGGCCCCACGCCCGCCGGGCCAGCGAGCGCCGCCGGGAGCACGACGCGACCCACGCGGTCGGGTTCTCCGACGAGAAGCCCAGCGAGTGGGTCCTGCTCGTCTGCGACGAGTACGGCTCCGCCTTGACGCCCGCTGTCGATGGCGGGGTGGTCCCGGTCTTCGTTGTCGGGAAGGTGCTGCGTGCGCGCCGATTCGGCTACCAGGACGGCGTGTTGACGGAGATCGCCCAGGAGTGACGGCGCGACGTTAGCCACTGGCCCGGCCTAGCGTCCCGGCACCCGACCAACCCACCAGGGGAGGAACCCGTGCCGAACACCACCTGGGCCGACCGCACGCGGGAGGCGAGCCGATGAAGCTCGTCTCCCGCTCCGCGTGGGGCGCGGCCGCGCCCACCGGCTCCTACACCCGCATCAGCTCCACCAAGGGCGTCAAGATCCACTACGAGGGCTCGGCCGTACCGGGGTCGCTGGCTGGCGACCACGGCCGGTGTGCTGGCCACGTCCGCGACATCCAGCGCGCGCACCTCAACGATCCGAAGGAGGACTGGATCGACATCGCGTACTCCTTCGTCGTGTGCCCGCACGGCTACGTGCACGAGGGCCGCGGTCTGAACGTGAAGAACGGCGCGAACGGCAACCCGACGCTCAATGCCGGCCACTACGCGGTCTGCGCGATGGTCGGCACCTCCGGCATCACCTCGCCGACCAGCGAGATGCTCAACGGCCTGGTCGACGCCATCGAGTACTGCCGGGCGCAGGGCGGCGCCGGCGGCGAGGTGCGCGGCCACCGCGACGGCTACGCCACCACCTGTCCGGGGGAGGAGCTGTACGCCTGGGTACAGCGCGGTGCGCCCCGCCCCGGCGGATCCGGCCCGGCCCCCGCCCCGGCCCCTGTGCCGCCGTCCGGCTCGTCGTCCGCTCCGACCTTCCCGGGCCGCGTCTTGCGGCTCGCCCAGCCGATGATGCACGGACCCGACGTGCAGAGGGCGCAGGAGCGGCTGATCGAGCGCACCTGGAGTGTGGGCCCCGACGGTGCGGACGGCTGGTACGGGGAGCGCACGCGGGCCACGGTTGTCGGCTTCCAGCGGGACTCCAGCGCGAACGGCTGGCCGCTGGCCGACGACGGCGAGATCGGGCCGCTCACCTGGGCGGCTCTCTGGGAGCGGCCCGTCACGCGCTGAGCCGGGAGCAGCCTTCTCGGCGGCGAGGGCGGAAGGGCCGGGGCGGGGCCGGCGGGCAAGGGGCGCGGCTCTCCGGTGCGTGCAGCCGGGCGGCTCCGCCCGGAGTGGGCTGCGGGCCGGGGCGACCAACTCGGGCTCGGGGTGGTCGTGTTGAGCGACCATCCCGAACCTAAAGTTACTGGTGTCATCTTATTTGACCTTAGTCTGTTTTGTGCGAGGCTGGTCCTGCCAGCCGGGGAAACGCGAAGCCCCGGCCCGACTGAGGAGACAGCCAAATGACCGAAACCGCCCCCGCCCCCGAGGCCCCCGCCCGGACCCGTCGCGCGCTCACCCTGCGCCTCGACACCCGGACCGTGGTGGCCCTCGGGCTCGCCGGAGCCGGGTTCGTCGCCGGGTCGCTGATGGTGGACCGGACGGCCGCCCCGGCGCTCAGCGCGCAGGCCCCGGCCCCGGCCGTGCCGAGCTGGACGGCCACCCCCGTCCAGCTCGGCACCGACGCCCCGACGGCCCTGGCCCTGCCGACGGTGACCGCCCCGGCGGCCACCGTCCCGGCGGCCACCGTCCCGGCCTCCCTGGGCACCCTGGCCGCGACGGCCCCGGTCGTTCCCGGCCTGAGCCCGGCCCCGGCCGCCGAGCAGACCGACGGCGAGGCCGCCCCGGCCCCGGTCCCGACCGTGACCGTCACGGTCACCCGGGTCGAGACGGCCCCGAACTCCGGGGCCCCGTCCCCGAGCGCAACCCCGGGCACCTGCGGGCCCGCCGCCTCCCCGACGGCGAACCCCGACCCGGAGCCCTCCCCGTCGCTCACCGAGGCCCCGAGCACCGGTCCGAACCCCTCCCCCCGCCCCTCCAGCCACTGACCCGGCCCCGACCGGCCCCGCCCCGGCGGGGCCGGTCGGGCCCACCACCGAAAGGACACCGCCACCATGCGCGGCTCCGCTCTGCTCGTCGGCTCCCTCCTCGCCGGACTGGTGCTCGGAAGCATCAGCGGGGCCGCCACGGCCCGCAGTGCCGACCACCCGGTCCCGCCCCCGGCGGCGACCTCCGGCCCGACCTGCCCGGCCCCGACCGGCGCCACCACCCCGCAGCTCCTGCCCTCCCCGTCCCCGGCCCCCGTGCCGCACCCGGCCTAACACCCCAAGACCCGGGCCGGGCGACGTGACCACCCCGTCGCCCGGCCCGACCAACCCGAGGAGAACCGCATGGCGATCAACAAGACCGCCCTCATCGCGCGCGTCGCGCTCCAGCTCGGAAGCCGGCGCGCCGCCGCCGAGGCCGTCGAAGCCGTCCTCGACACGATCGTCCGCGCCGTCGTCAGCGGCGAGACCGTGTCCGTCACCAGCTTCGGCACCTTCGAGACGACCGAGGCCAGTGCCCGGAGGGCCCGCAACCCGCAGACCGGCGAGACGTTCGACCTCGCCGCCCGCACCGTTCCCCGCTTCCGCCCGCACACCCGGTTCAGGGAGTACGCCAACCGCGAGCGCGACCTGCCCGAGGCCGGCAGCGCGGTCCGCAAGGACCCCAAGGGCACCCACACCCGGGCCGCCGCCCGCAGCGCCCGCACCCGGACGGTTGCCAACAACAACCGCCGCCGGGCCGCCGCGAAGGGCGCGGCGTGAGCGAGCTCGCCGCCCTCCTGGAGGGCCTGTTCCGGCCGTTCGGCCCCGAGCCCCCCACCCTCTACCTCCTCGCTCGGGACACCTACGTCTCCGGCACCCGCGTCACCGGGATTGTCGCCGAGGGCTGCCAGTTCTCGCCCGCCGCGGGCTCCGCAGCCGTTACCCGGCTGCGGGGCGAGCGCGGGCAGACGATCGCCTGGGACCGGCCCGGCCGCCTCGGCGAGGCCGGCGGCCACGGCGACGGTACCCGGGCGCTCGTCCTGCCGGTGCCGCAGATGGCGGCAGCCCTGGCGGCCGTCGCCGAACTGGGGGAGCAGCGCGGCCCGGACCCGTGGGCGCACGGCTGGAACGAGGCGCTACACATGGTGCGGGGCCTCATCCGCCGCGAGCTGGCAGGGCACCTGCCCGGCGTGGAGGACGGGGCTTCGGCGCAGTCGACCAAAGAGGCAAAGGTCTAGAAAGTTGACTCAAGTCTCATTTGGGTTGGAGGATGGCAGGGCCAGCCGGGAGAAGCAGAACCCCGGCCCCAAGTAGGGGAGTTGGAAATGCCATTCAGCCACATGGAGATCCTCAAAGCCCTCCAGCCGCTCCCGGGAGGGGTAGTCGCTGGACAGTGCCAGACCCGCCGCGACGGACAGCTGATCGTCACCGCCGAACTTCTGGGATCCGCCAGGGCGCGGCAGGACGAGTGGGAGGGCGTTCTGGTGCGCGTCATCAACCCGACGGTTGGCGAACTCGACGTCAACGCCTTCCTGTTCAGCGACTACGGCACCCTGCCGCGCGGGCTGGGCGCGCGGGTGTACGCCAGCACCACACCCGGCATTCTGCAAGGCAAGGACCTCGCGGCCGCGATCGAGGAGTACGTCGCCCTCTTCCGGTAGGCCCCGGCGAGAACGGCCCGTGCCCGCGCCCCGCCTCGGTGGGGCGCGGGCACCGCGCGTTCTTCGCCCACCTCGGCGCTCACTGGTAGACATAGACGACCCCGGCCCCGACCGGGCCGCACCCGAAGGAGACTGCGATGAGCGGCGAGAAGCCGGCGGCCGTGAAGACCAGGCGCGGCAAGGCCGCCACCCCCGGCGAGAGGCTGGCCGCCGCCGCCGAGGAACTGCGTGCCGCACTCGAAGCCGTCGAGGGGGCCGGCCTGGAGCCGATGGACCTGCTGGAACAGGTACGGGACCCGCTCGCGGTCGTTGACGACGTCGCCACCAGGATGCGCGAGCTGCGCCTGCAAGGCGTCACCGGTGCCTACCCGGACCGGTCGGTGCCCGTGTACCGGATCTCCGACGCCTCGGGGCTGTCGGCCGCCCTGGTGACCCGCTACGCCAAGCAGGCCGGGCTGGAGATGCGCAACCGGCGCTCCGCCGGGGACTAGGCCGTTTCCTTCGGATCATCGTGCTGACCAGATGAAGATGGCGGCGATGTGGAGTCCGGCGAGGTAGATGGCGGCGGTCTTGTCGTAGCGGGTGGCGAGGCCGCGCCACTGCTTGAGCTTGTTGATGCAGCGTTCGACGGTGTTGCGGTGCTTGTAGGCGTCGCGGTCGAACCCTGGTGGTCGGCCGCCCCGGCTGCCGAGTCGTTTGCGGTTGGCGGTCTGGTCGGCGGGTTGCGGGATCACCGCACGGATGCGTCGGCGTCGCAGGTGGGAGCGGATGGCGCGGGAGGAGTAGGCCTTGTCCGCGAGGACCGTGTCCGGCGTCGTCCGTGGTCGGCCGATCGACCGGGGCACCCGGATCCGTGCCATGACGTGCTCGAAGGCAGGTGCGTCACCGGCCTGGCCGGGCGTGAGGACGAACGCGAGCGGTCTGCAGTGCCCGTCGGCGGCCAGATGGATCTTGGTGGTCAGTCCGCCGCGGGACCGTCCGAGGGCGTGGTCGTGCGGCTCGCCGGCCGGGGCCCCTTTTGACGGGCCCCGGCGGCGTGCTGATGCGCCCGGACGATCGTGGAGTCGACCGCGACGACCCAGTCGAGGTCGCCCTCGGCGTCGGCCTGGGCGAGCAGCGCGGTGAAGACCTTCTCCCACGTGCCGTCGGCCGCCCACATCCGCAGCCGGTTGTGGGCGCCCTTCCACGATCCGAAGTGCTCGGGCAGGTCCGTCCAGGGTGTCCCGGTGCGGTACTTGAACGCGATCGCATCGATCACCTGCCGATGGTCACGCCACCTTCCACCCCGCTTCGGCGCCCGGTTCGGCAGCAACGGCTCGATCCGCGCCCACTGCGCGTCAGTCAACGACACACATGAACCAACGATCGGATGATCCGAAGGAAACGGCCTAGCCGCGGGCGCGACGCACGACCTCGGCGAGGGGCTCCCCGGCGCCGTTCTCCGGTTCGGCGGCGAGCGCCTCCTGCTCCCAGGCGGCCAACTCGTCCTCATCCAGCGCCTCCCATGGCGCGTACGGGTCGCGGATGACGCCGAGGCTGTACTCGTCCTCCTCGCTGTCGCCCTCCTCGTCGTTCCACCTTCCGACCTTGCGCAGGATCTCCTCCTCGCGCTCCCGGCGCTCCAGGAGCTCGTCGAGCTGGCCGTCGATGCACCCGTAGCTGGTGACCGGCTCCGGGGGGCCGGGGCGCAGCCTCCGCTCGATCGCGTTGCGGGCCTCCAGCCACTTCCGGTGGTCCTCCACCACCACCCGGCCGGGCCCCGCTGCGGCATCGAATGCCCGTAGCAGAGCGGCGAGCTGATCCCGCGTCGGCAGCACCTTGCCGTCGAGGATCCGGTGGATAGTGCTCCGTGGCACCCGGCAGCCAGGGCCAGCGGTCAGCTTCTGCAGCCGGGTGAGCGACGGCTGTCCGGCCCGTGCCCGTAGCCCGGCCAGGCCGCGGGCCAGCCCCGCCGTGCTGCGCCGGGGCCGGGCCGGTTCGGCGGCCAGCACGGCCGCCCGCTCCGCGCCAGCGGCCGCCCACAGCACCTCGGCCCTGTCGGCGGCCAGGAACTGGGCGTGCCGGCTGTTCCGGTCGGCGGCGGCGCGGGCAAACGCCCGGACGGTGGTCAGCCGGGGCAGATGGGTGCCGGCGGCGGCCCGGCTGAGCGTCGCGGCACCGTGCGGGACCCCCAGCTCCTTGGTGCGCTTGGCGAGGCCCGCATAGGTCAGGCCGCTGTCCGCCTTCATCCGGCGCAGCGCGGCGGCGAGCGCCCTGGTGCGCGGGCTGGCTCCCGCCGCCACCGGCATCGCGCGGCGTCCCACGGTCAGCGCCCCTGCCGCCCGGGGAGAGCGCCCGGGTGCCCGCGGGTGATGAAGGCGCTGCACGCGCCGGCCATCACGAGCAGCCCGTCGGGAACGGGGCGGCCGACCAGGGCGAGGACGGCGATCAGCAGCGCGAGGCTGATCATCAGCGCGACCTCTGCCCCGGAGAGGTGGCCGGCGGGGGCGGTGCTGGAGGCGAGGCGGTTCTTCACGGGGGGCTCCTGAGGGGTGTGGCGGCGTCTGCCGCAGAGGGCGAACTCGCCTGTCCGGCAGGGTTCGTGAGACCTGATTGTGCAGCTGTGGCGGGGCCGGGGCCACCGCCTTGCAGCGGGCGAGGGGGTGGACGTTGTGTCGGCGAAGGAGCCGCGATCGGGCCCTGATCTGCGGTGATCCGCGACGTTGACTCGTTTCCGTCCAAGGGGCCGGGCGCGGGTGCCGGGGTGTGGCCGAGGGGAGCCGGGCCGGGGCGGGGCTCGCGGCGGGGTCCGGAAGTTCTTCCCCGAAGGGTGTGCCCAAGGTCGCCCGCCCGAGAATAGACTTAAGTCAAGAAAGCAGACAGAAGTCAGCTTGGTTGCCAGCCCGGACCGCGAATCCGGGCCCACCACAAGGGAGACACCCATGCGTCAGAGCGACGTCATCACCGGCCGGGCCGACCGGGGCGCGATCGACAACACCACCGGCGAGGCCGCCTTCTACTCCCACCGCGAGCCCGCCTGGCACGGCCTGGGCACCGTCACCGAGGAGGCCAAGACCAGCGACGAGGTGATCAAGCTCGCCAAGCTGGACTGGCTGGTCGAGAAGCGCCCCCTCCTGTCGATGAACAAGGGCAAGCTCGGCAAGAAGATCCCCGGCCGCTTCGGCACCTTCCGCGACGACAGCGGTGACTGGGTCGGCGGGCTGGTCGGCAACACCTGGACCCCGATCCAGAACCGCGTCGCCTTCACCTTCCTGGACGAGCTCGTCGGCGGCGGCTTCCTTACCTACGAGACGGCCGGTGCCCTCGACGGCGGCCGGGTCGTCTTCATGTCCACCAAGTCCCCGAGCATCACCATCGACCCCCAGGGTGCGGCCGACCGCATCGACCTCTACACCCTGTTCGCCAACAGCCACGACGGCCGCTCCGCCGCCGTCGCCGTCGAGACCCCCGTGCGGGCGGTGTGCACCAACACCCTCGACCTCGCGGTGCGGGACGCCCACCGCGTCTGGAAGATCCGCCACACCAAGAACGCCCTGACCGACCTGGAAGAGGCCCGCCAGACCCTCGGGTTTACCGAGCAGTACGCCTCCGCGCTGGAGGCCGAGGCCACCGCCCTGTTCCAGCAGGCGATGACCGACCAGGAGTTCGACAAGCTGATCGGGCAGCTGTGGACGCCCCCGGCCGAGGGTGCGCGCAAGAGCATCCTGGCCGCCCACGAGGAGCGCCGCGACCGCCTGCACGCCCTGTTCGCCGAGGCCGACACCCAGGAGAACATCCGGGGCACCCGCTGGGCCGCCCTGCAGACCGTCATCGAGTTCGAGGACTACTTCCGCGCCGTCAAGGTCCCCGAGGCCCTGACCGAGCAGGAGCACCGCAACAACCTGGCGATGACCACCCTGCTGCACACCCAGAGGAACGACATCAAGGACATGGCGAAGGCCCTGCTGCTGGCGGCCTGAGCCCGGCGGCCGGGGGCGGAACCCGCCCCCGGCCAGCCCGCCCCGCTCCACCCACCCCGGCCGCGCCGCCCGGCGGCGCGGCCCACCCGGAACGAGGAACCGCCATGTCCAGCAGCACCCCCCACTTCCACCTCCAGCCCGGCAGCCTCGCCGACCTCGCCGCCAACGCCTACGGCCACGAACCGGCCGGTCACGTCGTCCTCATGGCCTTCGGCACCAAGCTCAGCCTGTTCGACATCGAGTACGACAAGGACCCCAACACCTGGCCGGCACTCGCCGCCGACTTCATCGGCATCGCCGCCCACCGCCTGCGCGCCCTGGGCCAGGACCCCCGCGAGGTCGTCCTCATCATCTACGCCCACCCCGGCGACGGGCCCGAGGCCATCGAGGAGCACACCCTGCTCGGGCGGCGGCTGGTCCTCGCCTGCGGCAACCACGGCCTGCCCGTCGGCGGGCGGCAGTTCGCCACCCCCACCCACTGGTGGAGCCTGCCCGGCTTCATGCCCTCCGACGGGCCCGGCCTCGGCTCCGTCCGACTGCGCGGCGCCGCCCTCGCCCAGGCCGCCGCGGCTTCCTCGCCCGCCGGCGCTGACGCCGGGCTGATGGACCAGGCGTACCTCGACTTCACGGACGAGCTGTCCGCCCGCGGCCGCGACGACATGCTCCAACTCCTGCTGCTGTTCGTCGTGGACCTGCTGGCCGACGGCCAAGACCTCCAGGAGCTCGCGGACCAGCAGCTCGCCCGGCTGGTCTTCGCCGCCCAGAGCGGTGCCTTCCGGCACCTCGCGGCGCTGCGCTTCGAGCCGCAGGAGGTGAAGCGGGCACGGCGGCTGTGGCAGCGGGTCGCGGACCTGTGCACCGGCGAGCACGCCCAGCTCGCGGGCGGGCCGCTGGTCCTGCTCGGCATCGCGGCGCTGCTCGACGGCGACTGCGAGGCGGCGAGCGGCCACCTGGGCCGGGCCGTCGAGGCGAAGCCGGAGGCGGAGGACGCGCGCGCGGCGCTGCTGTGCGCGGAGTTCGCCCTCATCGCGCAGCGGTTCGGGGTGCCGTTGGACGTGCCGGGCGAGCTGCGCCGGCACCTGAGCGGCGACTAG